ACATCATTTAACTACAATCAGATAACGTTAAACTATAACGTAATGTATAAACCCCACAAACATAATAATAACATCGGTATAAGTCATATAATGATTATGGGTGAATTCTATGGTGGTGAACTATGTGTTATAGAAAATGATGACGTTATTAAAATAAATAAAAAAAATGAATGGGTAGTATTCAATGGTAAAGATTATCATTGGGTATTACCATTTGTAGGTGAAAGAATTACATTGGTATTATATAATAAACCAATCAAATAATCGCTACAAATAATCAAAAAATAATACTTCCAATAAAATTATATAATATGGTAAATTACATTGGAGGAAAAAACAGAATAAGTAAATTTATAATCCCATTCATCCCAACCGATATTGAAACGTATGTAGAGGTATTTGGTGGTGCTGGATGGGTTTATTTTAATATGGATATAACAAAGTATCCTAATCTAAAAACAATCGTTTATAACGACATTAATCCATTGAACTCAAATCTATTTAGATGTGTTCAAGAAGACCCACACAAACTATTGGAATTATGTAAGGACATCCCATCTGAGGATGATGAATTATTTTACCAATACCAAAAAGAATTATTCCCAACACCAAACATCATTGAACCTAACTATGAAATGGCATACAAATACGTATATCTACTAACACAAGTATGGAGTGGTAATAATCCCGAAAAGGCGAGGTTAGTTAAGAAGGGTGGATACATCAATAAGAATGGTGTATATGTAAGTAAGTTTGATATGTTTAGGAATAAACTAAAAGAAACCAAGTGGACGGATAAGATGAAATCAATCACATACGTTGAAAAGATGGATTTTAAGGAACTAATAACCAAGTGGGATGGTGATACTACCTATTTCTATTTAGACCCCCCTTATTTCACAAAAGAATTATATTACTCAAATCATAAGTTTGGGTTTCATCAACACAATGAATTGGTAACATTAATCAAAACAATCAAATCTAAATGGTCGTTATCTTACTATGATTTTGATTTATTAAATGAATGGTTGCCGAAGGATGAGTATGAATGGAAGAGTAAGGAATTTGTTAAATGTAGTGGTGTAACTAAAGGTAAATCCCCTTCAAAGGGAACTGAACTATTAATTATGAATTATACCCTATAAACGTTTATCTACACTTTAATACTTCTAGGAAACATATAACAACATAATATCTACGAAAATGGCTAGAAAGAAAACCCCAACATATAAGAAAGATGACCTTATCAAAATAATTATTGAAAGGTTTACATCGGGAGTTCCCCAAGCGAGTGTAGTTCAAGAGATAATTAGTATGGGTTATTCAACTCCATATTTTTATGATTTGTATAGAGAAGCTAAACCATTAATACAACAAGCATTAAAGGGGATAGCTGAGAACAGATTAGAGACGACTATAATTGAAATGGAAACCCAATACCAAACATCCCTAACAAATGGGGATAGAAGGTTAGCGAATGAGATTAGAAAAGAGATAAATAAAATTAGTGGTCTTCACCAACAAAAGATTGATATTACAACTGATGGTGATAAGATTAATAATATACAAATAATAAAACTAATAGAAATTAAAAACAATGAAGATGGCGAAGTATAAGTTAAAAGAAGAATTTGAAGGTGTGATTGTATCACGTCAAGTTCCAGGTTTGGGGAATGTAATATTTGACCCTACCAAAGTAGAACAACATAAATTTGAGAACTATGTAAGATTGGGGTTTGAATATATGTTTGAATTGGTGATTGAAGATGTTATTGAATGGATTGGTGAAAAGATTGAGGATTGGATTGAAGATAAGTTTGATGAAACCCCCGATGTTAGTTCAACACCAATATTGAGTGATGTAGTTAAAACCCCAATCCCAACACCTAATATAAAAAGACCAATTAAAAAGAAATAAGTTATGCCGATAGATACTAATAAAGATAGTCAAGGTTGTTTCGTTAGATGGGGGATTGAAGGTAAGAAATACTATTATGAGTGTGGCAACCAAGAGGAACGTAATCAAGCGAAAGAGAAGGCATACAAACAAGGTTATGCTATTGGTGATTTAACCGAACAAGATAAGTTGGTTCAGAAGATTACAAGAATGAAACAAAGAAACCTTCAATCGGGTAGAATATCATTTGACTATGATGGTGTGGTTACAAGTTCATCTATGAAACAAAAGATTAGAACCCTTATTGAAGGTGGGGTGGATGTCTATATCATTTCAGCTAGAGATAGTCGTTTAGATATGATGAATACTGCCACATTGTTGGGGGTTAAATCAGACCACGTATTTGCTACGGGTTCAAACTCTGAGAAGATTAAGAAGGTTAAACAATTAAGAATTGGGAAACATTATGATAATAACCCCAATGTAATAAAGGAACTACCAGGTATTGGTGTATTAGTAAGATAATGGAACTACAACTGAAACATAGTAATGTATTTACAAGGAACTATGACGCTCTGAATGACACCACAAAAAGGTTCGTAATTAATCAAGGGGGTTCACGTAGTAGTAAGACATATTCCCTATGTCAGTTGTTAATAGTGTATTCACTACAAAATAATAATAAGGTAATATCAATTGTCCGTAAGTCACTTCCCTCATTAAAGGCAACTATAATGAGGGATTTCTTTGAAGTGATGAGGGGATTGAATTTATATGATGAGAAGAAACATAATAAAACTGAAAACATATATTCATTTTCAAATGGTTCAGTAGTTGAATTCTTTTCACTTGATGATAGTCAGAAGGTTAGGGGTCGTAAAAGAGACATCCTATTATGTAATGAGGCGAATGAGTTGGAGTATGAAGAATTCCTTCAGTTAAATATGAGAACAACATTCAAAGTATTTTGTGATTTCAACCCCTCAGATACAGAACACTTCCTATATGATTTAGCTGAGAAGGAAGATAGTGTGTTAATACATTCAACCTATAAAGATAACCCATTCTTAGAGAAGGAGATTATTAAACAGATTGAAGAACTTATATTGACGGATAAGGATTACTATAACATCTATGCTTTAGGTATCCCATCTAAATCAACACACACAATCTATAACCATCAGAAAATATTCTTAAACAAAGATAAACCCGAAGGTATAGTTGACACCATATTGGGGATTGACTTTGGATACCAACATCCCACTGCTCTAATCAGATGTGATTTCACTACCAACAATGAAGTGTATGTTACTGAGTTATTATATGAAAGTTATTTAACATCATCAGATTTAATCCCAAGAATTAAAGAAATATTAGATAGGGAAGGATTATCTTATTCAACAACAATGGTGGGGGATTACTCAAGACCCGAAATCATCACAGAACTTAATCGTAATGGATTTAATTGTGTTAACGCTAACAAGAGTGTTAAAGAAGGAATTGATGCCGTTAAATCAAAGATTTTATATATTCATTGTGATAGTATTAATTTGTTGAAGGAGTTTAAGAACTACAAGTGGAAATCAACCAAAGATGATAAATTATTGGATGAACCAATTAAAATGTGGGATGATGGAATGGACGCTATGAGATACTCAATATTACATTACAAAAATAATAATGTTACAACGGGGTCTTGGAGTTTTGATACTTTTTCATTTTAATATGTTCTTTTACTAAAAGACAGATATTTATAAGTATGAGTTATAAAAAAATTATAGATACATTCTTAACAAAGAGATATAATTATCTGATGGAGTGTTCAACTAACATTCTAAAATATAATACGATAGTTGAACCTACAGAATTAGTTGGGGAATTGGCATTATATTTATACACTAATAAACCCAAGATTGAAGAATACCTAGCGATTGATAAGTTAGAAGCGTTCTGTGTCAGTTGGATGACAATCAATGGGAAATACAATACATCCCCCGTGAATAGGAAACACTCACAAAGGGAATATGAAATTGATGAGAAATATGATGTGGTGTGTAATGACGTGGGGTTTGATAATCATATTGGTATGGATGAGTATGAGAAAGATTTATCTAACATATTCAATGAAGACCAAATCAAAAAGATATTATCAATGGATAAAGTAATTGATAAGTTAACCAAGAGTGAGTTAATATTATTCAAGGCATACTTCGTTGAGAATTTAAGTTATGATAAGATATGTAAGAAATATACATTCTATCGTGAGAAGGATGGTAAGAAGATTACCTATAAATCAAAGAAGTCCATATACACATTGATGAATGGATTGAAAAATAAAATAAGAGAAAACATATGATAGATTTGATTACATTATTTGGGATACCAACATTGGGGATTTTGTTCGTTGAGGCAGAACCAATGATTAAATTAAAAAGAATGATTGGATTTAATGATGAGGATTACTTCCGATGGAAAGAAAGTAAGAAGTTCATATATAGATTAATCAATTGTGTAACTTGTTCCACATTTTGGATTGGGTTAATCATCACGGGTAATATCTATCTGGCAGCAATAACCTCAATACTTGGGGAATTAATATATAAAATAAAAAATAGATTATGATAAATGTAGTATGGGAAGAAGTCAGACACATCACTGACGAACAATTATTAGATAAGGTAAAAGAATTAATAGATGAGTTTGACGCTATGGATTATAACACACCAACACAAGTTGAGAAGTTATTTTACTTCCATAATAGAATTTATCCCCAATCAAGAGAGGATGGTAAAGGATGTCCACCTTGTAGAGCTAGGGTAAGAAATAGAATAGGTCAATGGATTAATGAAAAACAAAATAATGATTAATAATATTTAGTAGTATGAAATGGTTTAATAATAAGGTTGAGGAAAGAGAATTAGGATGGGGTGATATAACATTACGTAAGTTTCAATTGATTGATGGTTTTGAACCCTCTGGTGATGAGATTGAGGATATGTTGACACAACTATCCATCTTGACTGATAAAACACTTGAGGAGTTAGATAATCTATCTGTTAAGAAATTAACTAATGAATTAACCAAATATGAATTCTTGAAACAAGTTCCCGATGAAAAGAAGATTGACGTTGTGGAAGTTGGGGGTAAGAAGTTTGGTCTATGTGATTTGAATGAATTAACCCTAGCTCAATTTGTTGATATTGAAACTTATGTAAAAGGTGGATTGATTAATAACATCCATAAGATTATGTCGGTTCTTTATCTACCAATTATTAAACAAAACCTTATTACAAAGAAGTATGAGTTAGAACCCTATGAGACATCTGAAGAACGTGAGACGTTATTATTAGAGGTGGGGATGGATAAAATATATCCTACACTACTTTTTTTTTATCGTATCGTAAAGGTTTATTTGACGATTATTCAGTTATATTCAATACAGATGGAGGAGGAGAAGATGATGATTATGACAGCGAAGGTGAAGATGGAGATGAAGGGGATGAACGAAGAACAATTGAGGATATTAAATACGAAGCTCAACAACGTGTTAGAGAACAATGGAATTGGTATGACTTAATATATAAGATGGCGAATGGTAACTTCCTAAGTATGGAAAAGGTAGTAACCAAATCCGTTAGAGAATGTTTTACCTTTATGGCATATAAAATACAAATGGGTGGTAATAATAATATAAATACAAATAATGATGATGACATATAATCAAATAATAGACACATTTCAATCAATCGCTAATAGTCACTTACAGATACATAATTTTGGGGATGGACTATTGGAAGATATAAATACTATCAAAGAGAATGGTGGTAAGTTCCCCGTGTTATGGGTAATTCCCCAATCTGCTGAGTTAGGTGAGAATGGATTGAATTATAAGATGAGGGTATTGGTTTTTGATATTGATGAAACTGCTGACACCTTTAGAAGAAACATCCTAAGTGATACTCTTCAAATACTGAATGACGTAATTAAAAATTTTAAGAATGATAGTGATGATTACTATGTTGGTGGAGTTAACACCGCATTACCTTTTACTCAAAACTTCGCTGACTATGTTACGGGTTGGTATATTGACATTAATATTGAGACGGGTATAGATAATAACCCTTGTGATAGCCCCGAAGAATAATGGATGAGAACGATGTATTAGAATTACTTAATAGTTTAGGTGAGGATGTATTAGAACAAATGAGGGGGATTATCAGATTGAATGGTAATATCGCTACGGGAACCTTATATAATACGTTGTCAACAAGAGGAATTAAGGTGGGTGATGGTAAGTATACTTTATTACTTACGATGCCATTCTATGGTAAATTTATTGATAAGGGTAGAAAACCTACAAGACAATCAGCCCCCAAAGGAACTATCACATTATTTGATGAGATAAAGAAATGGACCAAGTTAAAAGGTATTCCCGAAGAGGCGGCTTGGCCTATAACACAAAAGATACATAAAGAAGGATTTAAAGCTGGAGGTAGTCAAGGTAATGGGAAACCATTTACATCCCCATATTACACAATGGTTCAAACTCTTCAAGATAGAATGGGGGATGAATTCTCAAACTATATAATAAAAGAATTATTTAAAAAACAAACATAATATGCCGACACCAAATGTAACTATAAATCAAAACCCATATGGAACATTAACTACAAGGGTAATTCCAATTGCTAATGGAGCTAATTATATGGTGACTTCTAACTTTAATGGTAGGACTAATTTTCAATATAATGCCGAGGTATTTGTTGAGGGGACATCAGTTGCCAGATTAAGACATAATAAAAACGTCAGTGCTAATAATCAAGGTATATTTGATGTTAGTAGAGTTGTTGAAAACTATATTAAAACTGATACCCAATTCTTAGACGCTAATGGAGTAACTTATCCTAATCCAGGATTAGTTAATAATATTGATGGTTATAAAAGGTTCAGCACTAAATTTGGTGTTGAGTTTGATAGAAATGTTACATTCACAAGTGCGTCAAGTTTAGGTGGGTATTTATTTCTTCAATATGCCACACCAACAAATCTTGTAATACCATATGGTAATAATTATTTATTCCTAACAAGTAATAATAAGGGTATTCAAAATGTCCTTCAAGTTGTAGGTTATACGACATCGGGTGTTTATGTAAACTTCCCCTGGAATGCTAATTTAGCAAACATACAAGCAACGGCATTTGAAGGTTTTAGATTTTATGATAACTATGGTTATACTGACCCAGTGACGGGAGTATTTATGTTGGGGTTTGTTATTAGAAATAGTGATTATGTAACGGGTTCATTTAATGTTGGGGATACATTGTATGTCCTTCAAGAAGCTGGTTATACTTATGCTGGTTATGATGGTGAAGCGAAATGTATGGGAACACAAGGAGTTACTCTTGGTGGTGTTGGTTATACATTAATTAAAACAAATAAAAGAGTTATAGGTTCAACCCCAGCTCAAGGTGGTTTAATTTATTCAACTGATAAATATAGATTTAATAGTTTAACAACATCATCAGAAACTTATGGTATTGATGCTGGTGTTGATTATTTAACTTACAATAGTTGGGACCCTAATACTTATAGAATGTCAACGGGTTATTTGGGTAAATTCTTAACTAATAAACCCGATAGAAACTTTAAGATACCTCCAACAAATAGGTCATTAACATTATCATTGTTAGGTTCATCTGTAATGGGGTTTGGTGGTTATAACCAACTTCAAATATCAGCATTTAATTCTGCTGGAGCGGCAATTACCACATTTACAATATCTGTGACAAATAATTATTTAAGAAATGAGTTACTCCTATCCCCAACTTTATTAGGAGGTTATAGTGGAACATTCAACACTGCGTTAAATAACCAAACGATGGTATACTATCGTGTAAGAATGTATAATAATACGACACAAGTAAGTGAAAGTTTTAACATCTATTTAGATTATGAATGTAGTCGTTATGAAAATTACACATTAAAATTTAAAAATAGATTAGGTGGTTGGGATTATTACAATTTTAGAGCAAGAGCTGACAGAAAAGTGGTGATTGAAAAAAGTAATGTTAGAAAGAAATTAAATAACTATAAATCATCCACACAGAAGTATGGATACTTTGTTGGGGATAGAGGTCTATCAACATTTAATGTGAAGGCAAACGACACCTATTCAGTAAATTCGGGGTATCTAACTAACAACAACGCACAATGGTTGGAAGAGTTATTCACATCACCCGAAGTATATTGGATGAATGATACTTTAATCAAAGAAATTCCAATTACACTAACTCAAACTGAAGTGATATTGGGGACTAAAAAGAATATAGGTTTAATTAACTATGTTGTAGAATTCCAAGCGTCATACAATAAAACAATTCAAAGAGCATAACTATGGAATATTCATTATTTGTAAAATACCAAATTAACGATAATTGGACTACATTGGATATCTATGATGATACCCCAATTAAGGTGGTATACAACGTCCAAGATGTTAGGGAACCACAATCAATTAAGTCCAACTATACTGAAACGTTTAGAATACCTGGAACAAGAAACAATAGACAATTCTTTGAGACCTTAGACCAAAGTGGATTTAGTTCAAAAGCGTTCTCACCAAACTTAAAAGTATTATCTCAATTATTATCCAATGAGGATGTATTGATTGAGGGATACTTACAAGTGTCTGAAGTATTTAGAGAAGATAGTTCTGAACTACAAGAATTTGAGGTAATCATCTATGGTGAATTATCATCATTATTCTCAGACATCAGTGGTATGAATTTCACATCAATTGACGTGTCAGAATATAACCATAAATTATTATCATCTAACATTAAAGATAGTTGGAGTAATAACTTATGGAAGTTCGGTGTAAAGGGTGTTAGAGAAATGGGGGATGGTTATGTATACCCTATGGAATATAGAGGTCAACAACTAATCAGTGGTGAAGAAAGATGGGCAGAACAAGATTTCAAACCAGCGTTTTATGTTAAGACATTATGGGATAAGATATTCAGAGTAGCTGGAAAAACATATACCTCAGATTTTTTAAATACTGAAAGGTTTAAGAGATTGATTATACCATTCTCAAAAGATAACTTATATCTTTCTGACGCTCAAATTAAACAAAAAGAATTTAAAGTTCAAAGAAGTGGATATCAAACTAACACAAATTATTGTCCCCAATTAAACGCTCAATTAGCTAATACATCATCATATAATTATGTGTTATTTAATGATGAGATTAATGACCCAAGTAATGTGTGGCAGAGTGATAGCACCTTTAAACCATTTCAAACGTTCATTGGGACTTTGTATTGTAATTTTAGAGTTAGAGCAAAGTATGATGCCAATGGTGTTGGTGGTGGGGGAACCTTTAAATTAGTAAATGATAGTAGTAATACGGGTAGTTTCCCATTAACAATTCGTATATGGGATTTAACTGCTTCACCACAAAAAATTGTATATGAGAAGACATTCCAATATAAGATTGGTTTTGAGAATAGATTAGGTTCACCATCATATGATACCGACCAAAATTTCTTTATTGAGTGTCCTGGAACATTTATTAAAAATCATAAGTATATTATTAAATATGCGGCAACAATGCCAGTGGGTGGTGGACAAAGTAAATTTATAAATCTATCGGGTCAATATCTTGGTGGTAGTATAACATTCCAACATTCCCCACAGACAAGTTCAAATAATCCAAGTGATTTATATTTTGTATTGGAAAACCATTTCATTGGAATTGAGGATGAGATTAATATGAACCTTGCTCTACCCGAAATGGATTTGGAAAATTATTTATTATCCATCAATAAGATGTTTAATCTATATTGGTATCCTAACCCCGACAAACCAAATGATTTTATAATTGAACCAAAAGATGTAATGTATAGTAGGTCCGTTAATAAGTTATTAGATTGGACGTATAAAGCGGATAGGGATGAAACAATTAGTATTAGACCATTAGATGAAATCAACTATAACAAATATGTCTTCACCTATAAAGAGGATGGGGATAAATATAATACTGATTACAATAATCAATATGGTGAAATCTTTGGTGAAAGAACTATTGAAGTAGTTAATGACTTCAAAACTGAAACTAATAGTGTTGAATTAGATTTCTCACCAACACCTGGTATGGTATATAGGGATGGTAAGGTAATACCTTCATACGTTCAAGAAGATAGTAATTCATTATTATCACCATTTGACCCTAACATTAGAATTCTACATTGGGGTGGTATGATTAATAAACAAGTTCTTAATTCAACTACTTGGTTTTTGATGGCGGATGGTATTAAGTATTATCAGAGTTCAACTATTTATCCATATGCTGGACATTTAGATAATCCATTCAATCCTAACTTTGATTTAAACTTTGGGTTATGTAAACAATACTTTCAACCTACCCCAATTTTAACACCTAACAACTTATTCAACTTATATTGGAAGAATACTATAAATGATATTTTATCAATAGATAATCATTTATTAACAATGACTGCTCATCTTACACCATATGATTTTTACATATTCAATATTTTTGATACAATCCAAATGGATGAAGTGTATTATAGAATTAATAAGGTTGAGTATGATATTATTACTGAGATTGCTAAAATTGAGTTATATAAGGTAACCAATGTTTATATTAATAACTATGTTCCACAAACAATTATAACTCCCCCAAACCCCGTTATAGGTGATGATGGTGGATGGAACCCAGGCGGTTGGAATGGTTGGGGTGTTTATCAAAATAAATCTTGGAATGACAATAAAAAATTCAATGATTATGGTAGTAAATCTTATTACTATAATATAATGGATAGTGAATGGTCTAACTATGATGTAATTAAAAATAATTATAAGGTTGGTGATACAATTGGTTTTACAGAAAATGTAACTCCCGTTCAAACTAATGGTAATATTGTAACTGATTATAGAAATAATCTTTATTATCGTAATCAAGGTGCTCAAGTCAATGGAACAAATAACGTTGTTAGAGACGCTTATAATGTTAATGTGATAGGAAACTCTAATATGGTTAGTGATAGTGTCTCTAATGTAAAAATATTGGGTAATAATAACTTCGTAGCATCTAATGTTAGGAACGTTGATGTGATTGGTGATAATAACTATGTAACTAAATCAGATGCCACTTATAAAAATGGGATTGTAACAATTAATAATAAAACGATGTTTCCAGGAACTTTATTCAGAGGTGGTATTAATACTATTGGAAATCCATATGGAACAACCCCACCCGTGATTAGAGCTGGTGTTGACGCTACTGAAAACTTTGGTGGATGTAAAGACGTTCAGATTATTAGGGGTGGAGTTAATAATACATTATTCAATGATTATTAAAAACAAAAAACATAAATAAAATACTTTAAAATAAAAGATAATATATGAGTTGCTTTAACATTCAAGATAGTAGATTTCTATTCAAATATTCTACGATAAGTGGAGAAACACCAACTATACCAACATCTGACGACCATACTGATGGAACTTGGACCCCTACTGATTTATATGTGGGTGAGTTCTTCTTAAACGCTGCCGATAACGCTATGTGGGTAAGAAGTATTAGTGGTATTGTTCCAATCACAAGTGGGACTACAAACATAAATGTAACATCATTCGTTAATAAAAGTGGTGACACAATGACGGGTCAGTTAAATGTCCCTACATTATCGGGTGGAACCATTAGTGGTGATACAATATACTCCCCTCATTTTGAAGGTGTATTTTATGGTGATGGTTCTAATCTAACGGGAATAACTGCTACCATCTTTACGGGTGGAACCGTAAGTGGTAATACTACATTTTTAGGTGATGTGGATATGTGTAGTGCCAATCTAACTATTCAAGAAATAAATAGTTGTGGTGGGGTTATAAGATTATTAGATGATACTGAAATTGTTGGTAGTTTATCGGCAACCACATTTTATGGTGATGGTTCCAATTTAACGAATTTACCCTCAGCTAGTCAGACATTAGAAGATGTATTGGTATTAGGTAATAGAACCTTTAATAATTGGATTGAAATTAATAATGGAGTTGGATTAGGTAATTATGATAATGACCCCCAATATATTAATAGTGTAGGTATTAGTGTAAGTGATGACAACGAAGTTTACTTATTTGGTGGAAGTGGAAATACTGAAACCTATGGAAATCACGGAAGATTTAAGATATTAGGTAATGATGGTTCAATAGTAGGAGAAACTCAAGGTAATGTTGAATTCAATATGAATTACAATAGTTTGGGTAGTGGTAATTTTATGATAAGTGGTCATACAAATTTTAGTGGTATAACTTACGACCAAGATTACTCAGCTAACTTCACCAATCGTTCATTAGTTGATAAACAATATGTGGATAGTTTAATCGGTGGTGGTGGAACATTAGATAGTGTTTTAACAAATGGTAATACAACGGGAGCTAATGACATATCATTAGATGATAATGGTTCGGGGTTTACTCAATCAATTAAAGTTGATGGTAATGTTTTAGATGGTGGTTTTAAATTTGAAGATATTGGTAGTGGGGCTTGGGCACCTACAATAAGAGTAAATAATGGTAACGCTCAAAACTATATTACGATTGGTGATAGTGAGACAATTATTCATAATAGTCAAGCTGACGCATTTGTTAATAGGTTCTCCCGAATAACAAATGGTCCAACTGAAATAATCTTGAATGTGGATGACATTTATGGTTTACAAGGAACTCAAATAGATATGACGAGTGGTTTCATAACTATTGCTGGAACATCACCAACATTTCCAGGTGTTGAATATGATGTTGATTACTCAACTAACTTTACAAACAGAAGTTTAGTTGATAAAGAATATGTTGATAATTCCGTAAGTGGAGTAACATTAGCTAATGTTATAGATAATGGTAATACAACGGGACCTAATAACATAATCGTTGATGATACTTATGGTATCAAAACACAAGACGGATTAGGTGGTATGACATTTATCAGTAGTTCTTTTGTTAGAACTTATAAGTCGGATGGTTTTGGTCTTTCTTCAACAATAGATGTGGAAGATGGAGGTATATTACAATATGCAAGTGATGGAACAAAAACATCAGAAATTGATATTACAGCTAATTATGGTAATAAATTATTAACTGACAATGGGGCTAATGGAACTATTATAGAACAAGGTTATAGTGCTATCACAATTACTAATGGTAATACTTCAACTCCAGGTTTACAATATTTTGATGATTACTCACCTTACTTTACAAATAGAACTTTAGTTGATAGAGAGTATGTTGATAATGCCGTTGCTGGTGTTGGTGGTGGAACTTTAGAAGAAGTTTTAACAAGTGGTAATACAACGGGAGCTAATGATATAGTTGTTAATAAAGACCAAAAAATATCACACCAAGAAAATTCAACACTTGGATTATATTATACTGAAGACCCAACTATTACAACTATCAAACAAACATTCATTAAAGGTTTAGCCAATGGTGGTTATGCCAGATTAGGTGTTGATAATAACAATGATGAAACTTGGGGTGTTGTAAGATTACAAACAAGATTATCTGATGGTGTATCGGGAGCTGATTTATTTATGACACAAGGTGATAATAATATCACTATGAATACTACTGATGGAATTACTTCAACTACATTTGATTTTACACATCAAGCGATTACAATCAGTAATCCATCATATGATATTCAAACACCAGGTCTTCAATACGATGCTGATTACTCTGCCAACTTCAATAATAGAACATTGGTTGATAAGGAATATGTTGATAACAAATTATTAGGTGGTTTAATTGATGACGATGGAGTTCAACACGATGAAGTTAGAGCAAGTATTGTTAATGGGTCGGGAATATTTTCAGATAGAACATTAACTTATGGTGATAATTCTTATTTCGTAGTTAAATCTTATGAAGGTCTTGAAGGTAAATCGTGCACAACTAACTATAGTGGAACATCAATATTAAACACAGAACAAGCATATAATCAGTTAGAAGAAGGACAACCTGGTATTACGGGTTATCGTAGAATTGAAGATGGTTTATTTTTACAAACTAGACAAACAACATATAGTGAAGATACGGGATATGGTGAGGATGATAAACTAAATGTTAAAGAATATATTATCAACAAATACATAGACCAAACTACGGGAACATTAGATTTATTTTATGAAGATTTTACTCAAGAAGATTTAATGGATTATGATGTTGAAATCTATATGAAGAATAGTGACACATACGCTCCCCAAAGAAGATATATGGTTTGGAAGATGAAGAGAAGTTGTGTATATGATACCTCCAATAATTCATACGATATTAGTCCCGTTGATACACAACAATATGATTATGGTTTTAACCCAACATATGATAGTTGGTCTATTGATAGAAGTAATTCAGCATATGGGGTTAAATGGGTTATGAATTGGTCTTTTGGTAATTACGCTGATTATTCAATTTCAATTAAAATAAAAACAACAACTAAAAAATACTAATATATGAGTAACTTTCAAAGAATAGGTGATAATTGGAACATTGAAGGTTCATTATCAGCAACCACATTTTATGGTGATGGTTCAAACCTTACGGGTATAAGTGGGGGTGGTGGAACATTTACGGGTGGAACTATAAGTGGAGCAACCACATTCACAAATGGATTAACCGCCAATACAATAAGTGGTGGAACTTTATTTGGTGATGGTTCCAATCTAACGGGTATATCAGCAGCGGCAACACAACTTGTTGTGAATTGTCGTAATCAAAGTGGTTCAGATATGAGACGAGGGATGGTTGTATTTATAAATGGTTCAACGGGTAATAAACCAACATTACAATTAGCCCAAGCAAATACTGAGGCAACATCAGCTAGAACTTTTGGGGTATTAAAAAATGACATTCTAAATAACGCTGAAGGTGATGTTGTTGTAATTGGTTCAATAACTAATTTAGATACAAGAAGTTCAGCTACATACCCATTCACAACTGATACTTTAGTTGATGGTGATACATTATACTTATCCCCAACTACTGCTGGTTTTGTAACAAGAGTTAAACCTAATGCTCCCAACCATATTGTATATATTGGTAAGGTAATTAGAACATCCCCAACAAATGGATATATAGAATATCAAATTCAAAATGGAACTGAATTAGATGAGTTGGCTGATGTTAATATAAGTGGTTTAACTCAAGGTGATTTATTGGTCTATAATAGTGGAACAACACTTTGGGATAATACAAAAATATTAAATGGTAATTATACTATTAATGGTGGTGTAACAATAACTGATAAAGTTGTTGGTTCAACTACTAACACACAAATCAAAACAAATAATCTTATTAATGCCGCTTATATGGTATTAATTTATAATACATAAAAAAGTTAAAAATAAAAATTATGGCAAATTCAATTACTTTTACTTCAGCTCCATTCGCTCAAGTAACAATCTTTTTACCAGCGGATACTACAACCGCTAAAACAATATTAACGGCTGATGCCACATACGATAGAAGAGTTTATGGTATCTCAGTATGGACTGATGAGAGTGCGGCTAAAGATGTTGCTCTTCATCTTTCAGATGGAACGACTACTTGGGAAATGTCAACAATCTCTATTCCAATTAATGCTGGTAATACCAATGCTATCCCACCCGTAGATATATTATCTAATACTCAGTTCTCATCATACTTCAAACAAAGAGATGCTTCGGGAGCATCATACTTCAACATACCAAAAGGTTGGTCTTTAAAGTTGGCTTATAATACCGCTATAACCGCAGCTAAAACTTCCAATGTAACTATTATCGGAGAAACATACGCTTAATGGAAAACGGAATACATAATGGATTAGTAGTAGGTTCATCTAAGGGGTCTTATGATGGGTTGAGTGGAGGTTATCTTAACCTCCTAACTAATCGTTGGAATTCATTAAATCCAAATGATATTGATGACCCAAGATATAAACCCGTATTTTATGTAAATGCGGATAATTGTGCCACAACTAATAACCAAGCGACTATTCTATATAATCAGATTGATAAAAGGTCTAATGATATCTTCCCACCTTATGAGAATATCTTTACTCAAGCTGGAACATCATTCTGTCCTAAATTAGTAATAGGTGGTTTGGGTGGTAAAAATTATTTAGATTTTCAAACCAATGCTTCATATTATATGTTATCAGCGAATGTTACTGCCGCTCCAATGTATTACTCAGTCACATCACCAAATATTGGTAGTGGTAGAGGATTTACTTATATGATGGTAGTTAAAAGAAAACCTGGAGCGACATATACTTTATTTGATGGAAGGGATAGTAGTTCATTACCAACTCCAAATGATATCTTAATAGAAGTGAATTCTGCTGGTAGATTAACTTTTGAATTAGGTGGAGGAAGTGCTGGTTCTGTTACTTTATTATCGGGGACTGCTGGTGTTGATTTACTTAATGATTTTAGTTTAGTAACAATTAAACACCAATTAAGAATTGATGGTGGTCTTTTACCTCCAACTCAAGCAACTATTGGTAATAAATTTTATGGTAACCCAAGAGATGCCAGAGTTGGAGGTAATTCTTGTGCTTTAGACATATACGTAAATGGTAACGAACAACCTAAAATTATTACTACTTCAACATATACTAATGCTGACTACAATAGTGATGGTAGTTATAGAATGTTTGATAGACAAATCTCTATTGGTAATAAGGCATCAACCTATGCCACAAGTGGAACTCACATCGCTATGGTATTAATGATACCATCATACATCAGTAGAGCATTACAAACAAGGTTGGAGAACTATTTTAGATACTATTATAATAGACCATTTTAATTATGACATATACAATTAAACAAGAATATATGGGGACTATCTTGGAGATACAATCATATAGATATGATAATAAAATATTTGATACTAATTTAGTTGACCCCTCCGAATATGAGAAGTATTTCAATGAGGGTTTTGATTGGGCGTTTGACGTTACCAATTCAAGTATCAACTTCTAATAATCAATTTCAAAGTAACATATACTTTAGTATAAATAGAATACTATGGCTGAAGAAAAAGATATTAACATAAAAATATTAATAGATGCTGCTGATGCAGCGAAATCCGTTGGACAAACAAGAAAAGCGTTAAAGGACTTATTAGTCGCAGCTCAAAATGTGTCTGAGGGTAGTCAAGCGTTTAACGACATCAACAAAGCGGCTGGTTCATTAAAAGATAAAATTGGTGACTTACAAGCGAATGTTAAATTCTTCGCTGATGACTTACGTGGATTGACTGCCGCTAATGAGATAGCTCAAGGTATTGCCGCTTCATTTGGATTGGTGACTTCAGCATTTGAGGTTTTGGGATTATCAACTCAGAGTGCTGAGGAAGCGACTAAGAAATTAATCATCGTAACCACAACAATCAACTCCCTTCAAACAATTGGGGCATTAATCCAAAAGGAAAGTGCTGCCAATATCGGTTTGACTAATATCGCTCGTGCCATTGGTATCAACTTGGTGGTAGCTGAGACAACCGCAACTGAGGGTCTTACATTAGCTCAGAAGGCGTTAAATCTTGTAATGAAGGTTTCACCTATGGGAATACTATTGGGTGTCGTTACCGCTCTTATTGGAGCTTATACTTTATTAACTAATAAAACTGAGAAACAAGAAAAAGCTGAGAAACAAGCGGCAGAACAGAAGAAGGCGTTAGCTGAAGCTGAAAAAGAGTATGTTGAATTTATGGGTAAGGAAGGTTCAAGTTACTTATTGTTAATAGAACAATTAAAAGTTACTAACCCCCTATCTAAGGATAGAAAGGATTTGATTGATAAAATCAACTCAACATATGGAACAACATTAAAAAACTTATCTGATGAGACCTTATTCCAAAACCAAGTTAATAAGTCATTGGATGAGTATATTCAATTCTTAAAGGTTAAATACTCATTACAAGTTAATGAAGAAAAGATACAAAAATACTTAGGTGAACAAGCTAAGTTGGAGGATAAATTACTTAAATTACAAAAACAAAAATTACTTAGTCAAACCAATTATGATGTTTTAACAAAGGGATTACAAGATTTCAATATGGCTCAAGCTGAAGAGGCGAGTGGATTAGCTAATGTTAAAAATGAAATCTCTGATGTTGAAGGTAAATTAAAATCAGTTCAAGGAGCGTTAAAAGTTGTTGTTAGTAGAGCGATTACTGATACCAATACAATCAATTCAACGGGGTTAAGAACCACTGCTGAAACGATTGATAAGGGTAGTAAGAAAGTTACTAATGTTAATAAAAAACTTGAAGAAGAGAATAAAAGAATTCTTGATGCTCTTATCCAATCACAAGTTGATGCTTTGGAGAAATTAAAACTAATCACTATTGAAATAAATTCTGAGAGTGTTAAACCTAAAATAATTGAGGACTTAACTGATTTAGATACTAAATTAAAAAGTATTAAAGATACTCCAAAAGACCTTATCCCCAATATCAATGCTTTTAGTGAAGCGTATAAAATTGGTATTCAAGAAAACATTGGTGTATTAGATGAGTTTGGGGCTAAGTTTGATGGTGTAAGAAAAAGATTAAGTGCTGGGTTCTTTGGTAAAAGGGATGAGTTTGTTAAATCAATACAAGAGATTAGAAAGGAGTTTGAGAATGCTGAACCAGCACAATTAAACTATATCAATACAATCACCGAAAGTTATTTAAAAGTTAAAGATATTATCACACCATTAGCTTTAGATAGGATGACGATTGGTGTTGATATTGATGGTGTTAAAACACAATTAAAGGGACAAGAAGAAATCTTAGGACAATACTTTGAAAACATTAAAGATAAATTACAATTTGAAGGATTAGAGTTATTTAAGGTTGATGAAAAAAGTATTAAAGAAACATTTACTCAGATTGATGACGTTACTATATCGGTTGCTGATAAGGTAAAAACATTAAATCAAATTCAAATTACTGGTAAGGAAGAATTAATTAAATTAAATAAACGATTAATTGAAGAAGAAAAAACCTTAATTGACGAACAATCAAAGGGTTTAGATACAACGGCAACAGAGACATATATTACAGACGTTAAGAGTGGAATTAAGACATTAGAGGATGGTATTAAAACAATTCAAACAACTATTAAAACTAAAGATTTTAATGTATTAAGAGAGTTATTTCCAGCTAAGAATTATACTGAGATTACAGATAATTTAGCATCAATTAGAAAACAAATTATTGATTTTAATACTAAAGAATTTATAACGGAATACCCAATGGCTAATACCGCTGAAGGTATTAGTCAATCTAAAAAGTTATTTGGTGAGTATTTAGAAGAGTTTGAGAAAGGTGTTATAGTAACAACAAAAAACGAAAATGCGGTAAGAGCATACACATTCCAAATACAAGAACTTGGGAAGGAATTTGGTAAAACAACCTCTGATATTGATTTATTCTTCACTGCTATTGAGAAAGATATTACCAATCTTAAACTTCAAGATTTTGATTTTAGTAAGTTAAAAACATCTTATAAAGATTTTATTGATACTTCAAAAGAGAACGATAAAACATTCGGTCAAAACGTTAAAAACTTTCTTGGTATATTCCCCGATGAAGTCGCTAAGGGTAATTTAGAAGCAACATTAGAGAATAAAAATTTCTTACAAAAGAATACTTTATTAATTAATGATTTCTTAATTAAGAATGGGGTATCAGCTGAGTTATTAGCTAAGTTATCAACAGACCAAATCAAGAAGTTAAATAAGTTATTCCTTAAAGAAAGTATTAAAACTGATGATGATAGTTTAAAAGATAGAAGAGCGAAATATTTAGATTTCTACTCATCATTGGCTTCATCAATAATTAGTATTATGAATAATATTAGTGATAATATAACTGATAGTAATGTTAGTGTTATCACTAATGCTAAGGATGCCGCTTTGACCGCTTTTGATGAGGAAACTCAAGCGTATGAGGATATGAATTCTGATATGTCAAATGCCGATAAGGCGAAGTTGGATAAGGATAGAGCTAGAGCTAAAGAACGTGAAATAATTCAAAAAGAGTATGATGATAAAATAAGAGAAGCTGAATATAAAGGTGAAGTTAGAAAGTGGGAATATGCTATGGTTGAAGCTGGTGTTCAAGCGACATTATCAGTTTTAAAGGCATCACCTAACCCATTTGGTATGGCAGCGGCAGCAATCTTAGGGACATTATCGGTAGCGGCAATCGCTTCAAATCCCCCTCAGAAATTGGCAACGGGTGGTATGGTTAAAGGACCTGGTAGTGGAACATCAGATAGTGTTCCAACATTATTATCAAATGGTGAAAGTGTTATCAATGCTAAATCAACCAAAATGTTCTTACCAATGTTAGACCAAATTAACCAAGCTGGTGGTGGAGCTCCATTACTTAAATCATCACCAATGATGGCGATGGGAGGTGTAGTTCAACAAACAAACATTGATACCACACGTTTGGAGAACTTAATTGCTCAAATGATGGATAGACCTATCAAGACATACGTTGTATCATCAGATATGACTAATTCCCAAAATAAGGATAATAGAATTAAACAACGAACAACATTCTAATATCTACAAATAAATGAAACTAAATATTTAATGTTATGAATAAATTACCTTTATATAGAATTGTAGTAAACCCAAATGATGAGAGTGGAGTTTACTCAGTGTCATTGGTAGACGAACCAGCAATTGAGGTAGATTGGATTAAACTATCTAAAATGATTGAAGTTAAATTCTCTGCCAATAAAGATAAACAATTACTTTATGGTCCATTACTAATTCCCGATAAAATGATTTATCGTAGGGATGATAATGGGACTGAATACAACATTGTATTTGATAAAGAAACGATTGAATTAATCGCTGACAAATATAATAAGAATAAGTTTAATGATGTATTCAACTTCCAACATTCAGACAAGATGGTTGAAGCTTATTTAAAAGAGAATTGGATTGTAGGTCAGATTGATAAATCACAAAACTATGGATTTGAATTACCCGAAGGAACTTGGTTCGGAGCGGTTAAAGTTGAAGACCAAAACTTTTGGAATGATTATGTATCCAATGGAGAAGTAAAAGGTTTCTCAGTTGAACTTAAATGTGATGTTGAGTTGGTTGAATTATCAGCACATAATAAAATAAATATAAATATAAATCTAATGGAAATTAAAAGAAAAGATGGTGTAGTAATATACTACGATGGTGACTTAGGAGTTGGAACTCAATTGTTCTTAGACCCAGAAATGACACAATTAGCACCCGAAGGTGAACACGAATTGGAAGATGGTAGTGTAGTTGTTATTGATGCTGAAGCTAAAATAGTTGAAGTATCATCATCAGAAGAAGAAGTTGTTGAAGAAGAAATGTCAACTGAAGAAGAAGTTGTTGTTGAACCTACAACTGAAAAATTAACTAATGAAGAAGTTTTAACAATAGTTCAACCTTTATTTGATGAATTTAAAAACGCTTATGCTGAATTAGAGGCGAAAGTCGCTGAGTTGGAAGCTAAGTTAACTGAAGCTAAAAAAGTTGAAGAAGAGTTATCAACTAAAGTTGAAACTTTATCTAAAACTGCTGGAGCGGATACTATCTCTAAGAAAGATGATAGAAGTGAAAAACAACTTAAAAACGATGAGTTCATCTTATCAAGAGTAAGAGCATTCTCAAAACATTAATTATGTGTCAGAATATCAAATTTGGATTAAATATGGATAACTTTGACCCCCAATCAAGGGGGTTAAACATCCTATCATCAGATTTGGAACAACATTATTTATCAGTGTTGGAAGACGATACTTTATTTATAAGTTTTGAAGAGTTAGGTATTACTGAAGAACAAGTAAATGACCCACAATATTACGTAAGAGTTGGTGGTATTGATGATGTAGAACACGGAGATAACATTGAGTTCGCAGCAACTAAAGTAATTAACCTATACAGATATATTTCTGATGAGTATGGTTCAACTAATGTTGGTCCTAATAGTCGTAATTTCTGTATTAAGTTAGTTAATCGTTCAAGTTTATCAATGTTACCATACCAATCAATTATATCATTAAACTCAACTAATCCAGGTCAAGGTCCAAATGGGGTTGACACATACTCAATTTTTGATTGGCGTGGAGGAGCAAGATGTAAACATTATTGGGTTAAATACTTCTATCAACAAGATACTAAAAATTTAGTGATAGCTCCTAAATCAGAACAACCTACACAAGTTGGTAATGGTAATGTTCCAAATATCCCCGAAAGTAAAAGAAGAGAAGGATGGGGAACTTCTAAATAATAAAAATCTACGAATATAACTACAAATATAATTTCATTTATAATCGTAAAAATAAAAAATAAATAATAAAAAATAAAAAGTTAAAAAATGAAAGATTTCAAATTAACATTTACAAACAACACGACTTACTACGGAAAAGATGCTGAAGGGTTTTACTCAACTGCATTGTTAGAAGCGTCAACGGCTAAAAACTTTAGATTAATTCCTAATGTTAAGTCAAAAATTAAATTAGCGTCATTAGATATGGGGACTTTGTTACAAGACGAAAGTTGTTCGTTCTCTAATACGGGTGAAGGAACATTGGCTCAAAAATCATTTGAGGTTTGTTCTATGAAAGTTAACTTAGCTTATTGTGTTAACACATTAGAAACTTCTTACTTATCTGAATTGATGAGAGCTGGTTCAAACAACTCTGATATCCCAGCTACGGTTGAGGCATATTTGTTGGAACAAGTTGCTAAGAAAATCGCTCAAGATTTAGAATACTACACTTGGGTTGGAACGGGAGTTACTCAAACATCTTTGTTAACTTGTGATAATGGATTACAAAAACAATTATTGGCGGATGCTTCAGTTGTTGACGTAACGTCTTCAGCTTTAACAATTTCAAACATTGTAACTGCTATCTCTAAAGTATATGACGCTCTACCAACTACGGTTAGAACTAAAGAAGATTTGGCTATCTTTATGAACCCTAAAGCGGCATCTTTATACAGACAATCATTGGCAGCAGCATCAGCTGAAGCTTACTACAGACAAGATTTACCATTAACTTTCTTAGGTGTGGAAATCATCGTAGCTAATGGATTAGGTGATAACAAAATGGTAGCTGGAGCAAAATCTAACTTCGTATTGTTAACTGACTTAGTTTCTGACTTTGAAGAAATCAACATCATCCCACAAAGAGCAATCAGTGGAGCTCCAGAAGTAAGATTTACGGCTCACTTGAAATATGCGGTAGGATACTTAGTTGGTTCTGAGATTGTATACTTCAACTAATCAATACATACAAATTGGGGGTAGTTCGTTGACTACCCCTATTATTAAGAAATAATAAATTAAATTAAAAATATATAAAAATGGCAATATGTTCGGCATTATCCGCTGGTATCGCAAAGAGTTGTGATACTAACACGGGAGGGATTTTAAAAATGTATATCGCTGACTTTGAAAATGTATCTTCAACCACTGAAGTAAGTGGTGAGATTACAGCAATTTCAATGGTTGGTTCTACTAAGTTTTATGAATTCCAATTCAACAGAAATACTTCTTCATTTGAAGAAACAATAAACGTTTCGTTGGAAAACGGAACAACCTTCTTTGAACAAAGAGCGACTTTGGTATTATCAAGACGTGAAAAATTAAAAAGAGAGGCGATTAAGAAATTGGCTGCTGGTCAGAAACAATTGGCTATCATCGTAAAAGATAGTAATAACTTGTATTGGTTTATCGGTTTGACTGATGGAGCAATTCTTCAAGAATTATCGGGTGGTTCGGGTGTCGCTAAGGCAGACGCTAATAACTATCAATTGGTATTTGTAGCTCAAGAACCAGCTCCAATGCCAGAGGTTGATGACGCTATTATCGCAGCGATTATATCTATCTAATAGGTAAAAAAATTAAATATTAAAACCCACCGCCTAATCATTGGTGAGTGGGTTTTTTTATGACTAATAAATTAAATTAAAAATAAAAAATTATGGCAATATGTAACGCTTTTAACCAACGGAATTACGACCTCTTGTGGGACGAATACGGGTGGTATTAAAAAAATGTGGTTAGCTGATTTTGATGTTGTTTCTTACACTCAGAGTGGTGGTGAAGTTTCAGCGATATCAACTAATACACCAACATTAATCGCTAACGCTACGGCATCTTGGTCTTTATCAGCATTAGGTGGTGGAGTTTGGGGTTTGAATATACTTACAATACCAGGTAATTATACACAATATTTGGTAGGAGGAGTAACACAAGTTCGTGCTACTTACATTGATAATTTTGGTGTAACTTATACAATTACTTTTCCTATCATTGGTTCAACTTATAATTCGGGTCCTAACACAACATCTATTACTCCCGATTGGATTACTTATGGTTTTCAACCATCAGTTGTAGGTAACATCGCTCAAACAAGTAAAAGTGTTTGGATTGGTTCATTATTCTATGAATTCCAATTTAACAGAAACACATCAAGTTTTGAAGAAACAATTCAAAATAATATTGAGAATGGAACTACATTCTTTGAACAAAGAATTATGTTGATGTTGGCAAGAAGAGATAAGGTTAAAAGAGAAGCTATCATTGATTTATCTGATAGTCAAAAAAGATTGGCTTGTATCATCTTAGATAATAATGGTCTATATTGGGTATTTGGTATTCAAGATGGTATCGTTCTTCAAGAACTTGCTGGTGGTAGTGGAACTGCTAAAACTGATGCGAATAACTATCAATTAACATTTGTAGGTCAAGAAAGTGAACAAGCTTTTGAGATTAGTTCTACATTGGTTAATACTATAGTTGTTAATGTATAAACTGATTAAACTATATTAAATAAGAAACCCCTCCGATTAAGAGGGGTTTTTTGTTATTTGAGAGGTTCAAATAGTTCGTTGAGTGAAGAGTATTCACTGACAATCGGTAAGGAGGTAGTGTATAATAAAATTGATTGTTCTAGGAGATACGAAACTACCATACTTGGGTCATCCTCTCTTGTTATGTATTCCACTTTGTAATATTCAACACCATTAGCTTTACAACGGAATAATTCAACATTCTTTAAAAATAATAAAGGGTTCATAAGTTTTAATTTTTTAATTTTAGTTATATACTAATAAATATCTGAAGTTTTATCAAAAGACCTTATAAACGAAAAATAAATAAAAAATACTTTCAATTATGATAGTAATAAATAAAAACGAACTAAACCCTATAGTAGTGACTTTAACTGAAAGTCCTAACTATAACAACAATACTTTTTTCTTATTTGTATTTGAGAATAAAGCGAATGGTAATGTTAAATACTTTCAATCTGAGGATATTACAACATTTGGTTTAAGGTATAACAAGTTTTTGGTAAATGAAGACGTTACAGAAGACCTATTGAACGCTACGATACATCTAACGGGTAATACTCAACAATTAAATTATAAGATTTTTGGATTAGATAGTGAGATTACAACTGACGAAGATTTAACAATCGCTTATAATGATAAAATGACCTATGGTAATCCTTGTGAAGAAGGGTTGGTAAGAGTAGTAGGTCTTGAAGAAGATATAACAATAAATAATATATACTTATAAAAATGGGATTAATAGATAACTTTTTTAATAAAAAGACCCCACAAGAAATTGTAACAACACCAAGTGGTAGTGTTCCCGACACTATAGTTAATTTAGCTATGGAGGCATCATTACCATTCATATCAGCTCAAAAGAATAGTGAATGGGTTGATTACAAAACTGATGAGGGAGAACAATATCCAATCTACTTGGAGAAATTATACAACACATCCCCAACACACCAAGCGATTTTAACTACTAAATCGTTATTGGTTGCTGGTGATGGATTTGAAGTTGATGAAACATTATTAACTGAGAAATCAAAACTTGAACTAAACAGATGGTTAAACTTCTTCAATGGTAAGGATGATATAACTGAGTTCTTGAAGATGGTTGGAATAGACCAACAATTATATGGTGCCTACGCTCTTGAAGTGATTTGGTCGTTAGATTTCAGTCAGATAGTTAAAGTTAATAGGATATCACCTAAACACTTGAGAAGTGGTAAATTCGTTGATGGTGAGATTAGAGAATACTTCTATAAAAGAGATTGGAATGATAGAAGAGAAGAGGCGGTTTGTATTAATGTATTTGATATAACCGATAACGAAAATCATCGTCAATTAATATATGTTCCAAATCAATTGATAAGTAATGATTACTATGGTGAACCATCATATTTGGCATCAACAAATTGGATACAATTAGAAGGTCAAACGGGGTTATTCTATAAGTCATTCATTGAGAATGGATTTAACCCTTCAATGATAGTTCAATTCTATCGTAAACCAGCGTCATTAGAAGAAAGAAGACAAGTTCAA